CTCTGAAATCCTCTTTCCATGCTGTTCCCCCATTCCTTTCCATACCCGTCCCCTTCACCCTCTCCCGCGAAACGCAGTTTCCCACATTCTTCTTTGCTTCTTTCTTTGGAAAAAAGAAGCAGGGTTTGGGACGGAGTCCCAAGGTCTTAATTCCCTATATCCCTGTTTCCCGCTTTTCCAGCCTTCTCCCCGCGAAACGCAGTTTCGCATGATCTTCTTTGCTTCTTTCTTTGGAAAAAAGAAGCAGGGTTTGGGACGGAGCCCCATGGTCTTAATTCCCTATATCCCCGTTTCCCGCTTCTCTTCTTTGAAAGAAAGAAGCAGGGTTTGGGACAGCGTCCCAAGCTCTTAATTCCTCTGAATGATTACCACCCCAGCTTACGCACCCTGTCCAGTTCCACGCCGAAATACTCCAGCATCTCCCGCTCCTTCCGCTGCACCTCAAACGTCGTTTCCCCAAATGTCACCGCCGCGTTCCCTTCGCGTATGCTCCGAATCCCCCTGCTGTTTCCCCCGTTTTCCATCGGCGCACTGTCATATATCCATAACGCCAGCGTAACACCCACACGCCAAAGCCCCTCCGGCAGCTCCTCTGTTCCGCAGTAAGCCGCCATCAGAGAAACACTTCTTTCCGCCGCATGATCCAGCCAGCCCGCATCACCGTCCGCCCGCAGCCGTTCCAGTTCCGCCCGTATCCGTTCCGTCATGCCGCTCATGCCTTCTGCTCTCCGTTTTCACGTGTACCGTCCGCACCGTCCGCTCTCGGCTGCACGCTCACCAGTATCCCCTCCATGCCATTATCCATAATCCAAAGGTCGTGATATTTCCGGTAGTCAATTTTCCAGGCGTTCGCGTTCTGGTTTGTCATCGGGTCAAAAATACGTGTCACATCTGTTTTGGAAACCGCCACCGGCGCGCGCTTCAGGCACACGATCCAGTTGATTTCCCTTGCCCCCTCAGCAGGCGCAAAGCCGCCGTCCTTTTCGCTTTCCGTCACACCGTCAAAAAATGTGTACCCCGTCTGGAATCTTACCGAAGGTACGCGGATAATCGGGCAGCCGTCAATCTCCCTTACCTTCAGTTCCGCCGTCCCCTGCTGGAAAACACCGCTCTGCAAAATATTTTCGCCGCCCTTTTCCAAATCCAGCTTTCCCGCCAGCTTCGCATTCATCGCGACCACAAGCTCCGCACAGTCGCCCGCCTGATCGCGTACCGCCGTAATGTCCTCTACCAGCTTCTCCAGAATACCGCCCTTCTCCGGCGTATATTCCGTCAGTTTCCCATTTTCCTCCGCCATTTCTGCAATTTTGCTGTAACGGTACGCGTCAATTTCCGGAATAACCTTCGTCCTCTGGAATTCGCCCATCACATTCCCCGCCATCGCCGCAAAATTCGTTTCGTCTACGTCCATGGCGTCCAGCTGGAAGGTACGCCCCCTGTCCTGTGTCATCTCCATCGTTTCATACGTCACCGTTACCGCGCCTTTGGCAAAACCGCCGTCCCTGTCGTAATTCCCCAGCCCGCTTAGCTGCATTTTGGGAATTTTCACTTCCGCCCCGCCGTTGTACTGTATCTGTCCGGCGTTGTCCTCCATCCAGCCCGTCGTAGAATTTTCCACAAGCTGCTGGTCAAGCCCTTCCATAAATACTGCTGCATATTCCAATGTGTTAATACCCATATTTCTGCCCCCTTATCTTCTCAAGCCTCTCCGGAATGCCTCGCTGATTTCGCTTTCCCTTCTTCTCTGCCCTCTGGTTGTCCCTGTTCCCCTTGTCCTTTCCTCTTTTTCCGTAAAAAGGTACGGGGCATCTGCCTTTACCGCCTCCAGATCCAGCCCGCTCAGTCCATTTTTCCCGTCCAGCCGCACCCTGGAAAGGTCAACCAGTGCTAGGATCGCCCTGCTGTTTTTGCCGCCTGCCTCCCAAATGGCTTTTTCCACAGCCGACGTTCTGCGCACATCCTCCAACTCCTCCTCCAAAGCCGCTTTTTCTGCGGCAAGCGTTTCATTTTCCGCCTGCACCGCCTCAAAAGCGTCCAGTATTTTTCCTGCCGCCTGGCTCCCCAGCCCCATTTTCTGCAATGCCTCCATCGTCATCATGCTTTTTCCGTCCCCTTTCTTTCTCTAACTGTACCATCTCGCTGTTTACATCTTCCACAAACGGATGTTTCCCCAGCAGTGTCTTTTCGCTGACAATCCCCTGTGATTCCTTTATCATCTGCACCGTTTCCACGTCGTCCGTAATGCCATTCGTGTTCAGCGTCACCTGTATCTGCCTCCAGTCCCAGTCCGTTCCGTTTCGCCTGTTCCAGTCCTGCACAGCAAAACGGAAAAACTCTTTCACCGCCCGCCGGATTTCCGGCACAATGCCGTTAATTTTCAGGTAAAACATCGCGTACTGAAATTTCAGCGAAACGCCGCTTGCCGCGCGGCCCCAGTCGTCGCTGTCCGTATCCACGCCCATACCGAAGTGGAAAATATCCTTTCGCAGTGCCTTCATCCATGCCAGCCGCCCTTCTACAGGCAGTTCCACCTGCTTCGCCTCCACACTCCCGCCTGTGTCGCTGATTTGCACCGCTTTATTGATTTGCAGCTTTTTCGCCACAGCCCCGGCGGTTCCCCCGCCGTATCCCTGTATCACCCAGTAAAGGTTAACCAGATCCAGCAGATTATTCGTACCTTCACTGCTGATGTAGTCGTAAGCGTCAATCAGCCCCTTCACCAGCTGCAAATCCGTCATTTCCCTGTCGTTGTTGCGCAGCGGGATAAACGGCGGCATGCCCCAGCCGTGCGCCATGGTTTTCCGCTCCTCCCCGTCCAGCAGTTCCGTCACTGTCCAGTGCCCGTTTTCGCGTTCCTTCCAAAACTCTCCATGTCCGTCCTCTGTGAAATAGGTGACCGTTTCCCCCGTCCACCACTCTGCACGCCGGCGGCTGGTTTCCTTCCCGTTTTCCATCACCGTAATATCGTAATACCGTATCACCTCGCGCAGGTCCTGCTGGTATACCTCGTCATATACCGCCAGCACTTCCTCCGCCGGAACAATACAGTAACGGAACGCCCCCTCCTCGTCATAGTAAACATGCAGGTATTCCACGCCCTTGTTTGCCGCGCCAATGACCCAGCGCGTCAGCATCCCGTTGAACGCCTCGTCCGTCAGTCCCTCTAACGCCCGCTCAAACGCCTCACTGTCCGCGTCCTGCGCTTTTACACTCACCGTTGGCTCCCGCCCCACTAAATACGCCGCTTTCTGCGCCACCAACGTATGATGGAATGGGTTTACACAATGGTGGTTGCTCCTGTTCGGATTAAAAAACATCTTTATGTTTTCCTCCCCCGGCTTGCGCCCCGCCTCCGAAATCGGGCTTTGCCGGAAGTCCTTCTGTAAAATGTCGTGCTCCCCCTGATAATAGCGTTCCCCTTCGCGCATACGCTTCTTCTTTTCGCTCGCCGCGTCCTCCTGCAAAATCTGCCGCAGTATGTGGCTGTCACTTAGCCCCTTTCCCGCCGCAAGCCTTGCTTTCAGCAATTCCATTTCCGAAACAAACAACTTTTTTCACCTCCAAAAACCTCAGGGACGTTGCCCCCGAACCCCTGCAGCCCCTTTGAAAAGGGCTTGACCCCAAACTTTCCCGCCGCCACACTTTCGCGTGGCGGGATTTCTCCAAAATCCCTTCTGCATTTGCATCTCCCCAAATCCTGCCCTCTCAAATCTCCCCCCGCACATCTGTGCGGCTGACAATCCCGGGTCAAGGGTGCGGGTGGCCCCCTTGCAGGGATATTGGGGACAGCGTCCCCAAGGCCTTTCAGCCCTACCTCACCTCCACATTCCGCATATCCCCCTCCCTGCTGTACCGCACCGCATCTATGCTGTGGTTCTCCCTGTCAGGGAACCGCGCGCGCCATCCGCCGTGCCCGTCCCCCTCGAACGTATAACGTCCAAACTCCCGCGCTGTTGCCGGACACCGCTTCGGATCAATGACGATTTCCTCCAAGTCCTGTAACCACTTTATCCCGTAAGGCACGCTGTCCGGTCCCTTCCGCGCGCCCATCGCCCGTATCCCCAAACTCCGCATCTCCGCGATGGATTTCGGTTCCGCGCTGTCGCAGATAACCTCCCGCCCCTCTGGGTTTTCCTTCGCGATTTCCTCCGCCAGCCTTCGGTTGCTCATTCCCGTTGCCCGCAGTTCAAAGAAAATATACAGCCGCCGCCTTGCCCTGTCGAAGTGGTTCACCGTGTAATGTAGCGGGTCAACCGCATAGCCCCAGTCCAGCCCCCTGCTGACCCTGTCGAACTCAGCGATTTCCTCATCGCTGATTCCCCTGAATTTCAGGTTCCGGAATACCTCCCCACCTTCGCCCGTTGCCTCTCCAAGATACTCATGACGGTAAATTTCCGGCTTCCGCTCCTTTGTATAATCCGCCTCTGTCAAAAACGGCTGCCACAGCCAGTCCTCCGGCATATCCAGATATGTACTGTGGTGTACCAGCCTGTCCTCCCGCGCCTCCTGCATCTCCATGTTTGCCCAGTGCCGCAGCCCCTTCGGCTGATTGAAGGAATAAAACACCCGAAACTCCTCCCCGCCGCGCATCAGGCTTTGGTTGAGGCTTCGCAGCTCTGCCATCCCCCTGAATTCGTCCGCTTCTTCATACCAGATGTATTTTGCGTACCCTTTCTGGAATTTCAGCGATTTCAGCTTTCGCGGGTCGTCACAGCCCCGAAAAAGAACCTTCTGCCCTGTGCTTTTCCTCACCATTTCCCCCATCGAAGCCTTAATCTCCCAGTCCTCCGCCACCCCCAGCATCTGAACCGCCCAGGCCATCTGTTGTATCACGCTGTCCTTCAGATTCGCCGCCACTTTCCGCAGCGCCACAGCGTTTGCCTCCCTGTCCTCCAGCAGCCCCAGCATAATCTCGATAGAGAGAAAGGATGATTTCCCGCTTCCCCTTCCGCCCTTGATCCAGTAATGCGTATGTCCGCCCTGCCGGATATCGCGGTGTATCTCGTAAAACCCGTGGCCGATGCACTCTGAAAGCCGGATTTCCTTCCCCGTCATGGAATATCATCTACAATCACAACGCGCTCCTGTTCTTCCCCCGCGCTTTCCTTTTCAAAGGCTCCCGCACGTTTTCCCAGTATTTCCGCCGCCCGCATCCGCGTTTTCACGTCAGCCGCTTTTTTGTCCCGCATCAGTCCGGTCAAAAATCCGAGGATTTCCTCTTTCCCTGCCGATTCCTCTCCGCCGTCCGCCCTCTGCCGCCCCGCCTCAATGCCCGCCCTGATTTTTTCAGAAGCCAGCAGGGTCTTTTCCACGCCTTTTTTCCGGTATCCTGCAAGCCTTGCGGCGTCCTCCGGCGCAATCCCCTCCGCGCAAAGCCCGCAGAATTTTGCCTGTCTTTCGTCTAATCCTTTCGCCATTTTTTCGCCTCCTGTTCCTGTTTTCCCAGCCCCTTCCCTCCTGCTCCTTTATCCTATCCCTTCCAAACTCTCATATGCTCTCAACCTTTTCCAGCTCCTGTAAAATCTTATCCTGCAAGCGGAACAGGCTTGCCCTGCTTATGTGCAGCTTCATACAGATGTAGTCAATGCTGTACCCTTTTCCGTAGCGCATATGCAAGAACTTCTGTTCCTCCCCTCCAAGTTCTTCTATCTGCCTGTCCATTTCCGCCTTCCTCCTCAGCGTCTCCGCTATCCCGTCCCGTATGTGCTCCAATTCCATCTCATATCTGCGGTCAATTTCCTCCAAAATGCGCCGTCCGTCCATAGAATCGCTTTCCTCCCATATTTTCCGATGTTCTTTTCGCAGTCGTTCCGCCTTCCGCAGTTGTTCCTCCTTCCTTGCGCATAAATCCAGCGCGCCACCCCAGTCCAGCAGTTTTTTCTTCATCTGCCCCTTTCTGCTTTTCTCCGCCTCTTCCAGATATTGCCCCATTTCAGATAACACGTTCGTTCCCCCTCCTTCTCTTTTGCTTTTTAAGAACGTATATTCTATATAACATTTCTAAACGTTCGCGTCAATGTCATTTTTAGACAAAAAAAGAACCTCTGTTTTCTCAAACTAGAGGTTTTTCCATCTTTTTTCTTTCGTTCCGCCTATTCTTTACGACTCTCCTTCCCTTGTTTTTTCTGTTCTTTCATTAAAACCATGTATTTACACGTTTAATACCGTAAACTTGCACAAATGAAAAAGTACATTCGTTCCCGTTTTTCGCTCCTTTCCTGCGGCCAAGGGTCTTCCCTTCCCAAGGCCGCATATAATTTCTTCCAATTCTTCCTGTATTACCCAATTATTTTCCGGGCTCCTTCCCTTCCGGGTTGTTCTCTTCATAGCTATAACCATTTAAGGAATCCATAAAGCCTGTCCCTCATAAATCATATCAGCGTTCCAAATATCATTCGCTTCCATGATTCGTGAAATCCCGCTGTTATCCCCGTAAAATTTTCTGCTGATAAATCCCAGGCTGTCCCCGCTCTCTACGATGTACCGCTGTTTTTCTTCCTCTTTGCTTACCGGCAGAACTTCCTCCTTTTCTTCTGTTCTGCCCTCCTGTATTTCTTCCGCCGCGGATTTCTGCCCCATAGCAAACGCCGTCACCTTCACGCCCTCCATGTCCTCCACCAAAGTCTGATAGGATGTCTGCACAGCCACAAGTTCTGATTCCAG